TTCAAATTTAATAGACGATGATGAAGTAGACCAGGGAAATTTCCTGGCATTGCTGAACTCACAATTAACGGAGGAATGCAACAGGACAATTTTAGAGCTAAAACGAAAGTATAATGCCACTCCTGAAAAAAATATTGCAGATTTAAGTCCACGACTTGCAGCTGTGACTATTTCACCTCAAAGACCAATCAAGAAACGATTATTTGAGGACAGTGGCATTGTAGAAGATGAAGCTCAAAGTTCTAACGAACTTTTGCAGGTAGTTGCGGAAACGGAAGGTAGCCATGTTAACAACTGTGACCAGGATCTTAGTATTTTGAGAAAGTCAAATGCAAAAGCTATAATATTAGCTAAGTTCAAAGATTTATTTGGTGTGTCTTTTACAGACCTTACAAGACAATTCACTAGCAATAAAACCTGTAATAACAGTTGGGTTCTTTCTTTATATAAAGTTTCTGATGATGTTGTAGAAAGCTCTAAAACCACATTAAAAAACAATTGTAACTATCTACAAATATTTATGTATGATATTATTACTTTGTATTTAATTGATTTTAAAAGTTCTAAAAGTAGAGAAACAGTTCATAAACTTTTTATATCTATGTTTAATATAAACGAACTACAGATTATATCTGATCCACCTAGAAATAGAAGTGTTGCTGCAGCTTTGTTTTTTTTTACTAAAAGAAGTAGTAATGCATGCTTTGTATATGGAGATTTACCTTCCTGGATTAGTAAACATATCATGGTAAATCATCAATTAGCATCTGCTGCAGAAGCGTTCGATCTATCAACGATGATACAATGGGCATGGGATAATAAATATACAGAAGAACATGAAATAGCTTTTAACTATGCGCAAATTGCTGATAGTGACAGTAATGCAGCCGCATTTTTAAAAAGTAATCAGCAGGTTAAATATGTTAGAGATTGTGCACATATGGTAAAATTGTATCGAAGGCACGAAATGAGACAAATGTCTATGTCTCAATGGATTCAAAAATGTTGTGAAGAATGTAATGAAGAAGGAAACTGGAAAGTTATTGCAGCATATTTAAGGTTTCAAAATATTAATGTTGTAGTGTTTTTAACTGCCTTAAGAATGTTTTTTAAATGCTTGCCTAAGAAAAATTGTATATTGTTTTATGGGCCACCTGACACAGGAAAGTCATACTTTGCTTATTCACTAGTTTCATTCCTTCAAGGTAAAGTAATTTCAATGTTAAATAGGCAAAGCCAATTTTTTTTAATGCCTTTGCAAGATTGTAAATTGGGTTACATTGACGATTGCACGTACGCAGGTTGGCAGTTTATAGATGTAAATATGAGAGCAGCTTTGGATGGAAACTTATTTTCTGTTGATTCAAAGCATAAGGCACCTGCACAGTTAAGATTGCCACCATTGTTAGTTACTAGTAATCATGATGTTAAAAGTGATTTGACTTTAAAATATTTGCATAGCAGAATTACAGCGTTTGAGTTTCCTAATGTAATGCCTTTAGATGAAGATGGAAATCCTTCTTTTAAAATTACTGATGCAACATGGAAATGTTTTTTTATTAAGTTGCAGACTCAGTTAGATTTACAGTTTGAAGAAGAAGATGAATCAGGCAGACCTGACCGCTCGTTACGATTTACTGCAGGAACAACTCCTGACTCTTTATGAAAATGCTCCTACTGATATTGAAAGCCAAATTGAACATTGGAGATTGACTAGACTGCTTAATGTAACCATGTATTATGCTAGAAAAGAAGGCTACAAACATCTAGGGCCACAGCCATTACCTACTTTACAAATTTCAGAATATAACTCAAAAATGGCCATAAAAATGATGTTGTTACTGCAAAGTTTGGCAAAATCACCTTTTGGTGCAGAGAACTGGAGTTTGGCTGATACTAGCACTGAAATTGTATTGACATCTCCTAAAAATACTTTTAAGAAAAATGGGTTCCAGGTAGAAGTTATGTTTGACAATGATCCAGACAATATTATGACTTACACTCAGTGGAGTGATATATACTATCAAGATATAAGTGACATGTGGCATAAAGCTTCAGGGGAAGTGGACCATAATGGGTTATCATTCACAGACTATACTGGTGAAAAAAGATACTTTTTATTATTTTATCAAGATGCTGAAAAATATGGTACAAGTGGACAGTGGACTGTTAAATTCAAAAATACAACTATTTCCTCCTCTGTTGTTACTAGCTCATCTAAGCGAGCCGCCTGCGACTCCGAAGAAGCCTTCTGTGCCGAGCACTACACCAGGGAGTCCTCACCGGAAGAGGGTACCTCTAGGGGGCGACAATATTCAAGGGATCTTGAAGAAGTCCCTTCAACTACCACCGCATCGCCGCCCCAGACCAGGGGAACACGACGACGACGACGAGGAGGAAGAGGAGGAGGAGAACAACGAGAAGGAGAATCAACCTCCAGATCATCCTCCCCCAGTGCCAAACGGTCACGAGGAGGGCCCTCTTACCCAACTCCTGAGGAAGTGGAAAGCAGACATCGATCTCTTCCGCGACACGGTTTACCAAGACTTAGAAGACTTCAAGAGGAGGCTAGGGATCCACTTCTTATCTGCCTAAAAGGTCAAGCAAATAATTTGAAATGTTGGAGACATAGATGTAATAATAAATTCAGTCATTTGTTTAGCGAAGTTAGTTCTATATTCAAATGGATTGGTTTAGAAGATGACATGGGTAGCAGTAGTAGAATGCTTATAACATTTGAATCTAATAATCAAAGACAAAGGTTCTTACAAAGTGTCCATCTTCCTAAAGGAACTTCTTATTCTTTTGGCTCTCTCGATAGTTTGTAATGTCAATGCTTGTAACACAACATGATTAAAGCTCGTAGATTAAAGCGTGCTTCTCCTGAAGACTTGTATCGCAGTTGCAAACTTGGTGGTGATTGTATACCAGATGTGCAAAATAAAATAGAAAATACAACTCTTGCTGACAAGTTATTGCAAATATTTGGGAGTATTTTATATTTGGGGCATTTAGGAATTGGGACTGGTAAAGGTACAGGAGGTCAATATGGTTATAAACCTTTTGGTGCAACAAGTACAAAAGCTCCAAACATCACTGTTACAAAGCCATCTATTCCAGTTGATCCTTTAGGTGGTGCAGAAGTAATCCCTCTTGATGTAATAAATCCAGAGGCTCCTTCTATAATACCTTTAACTGATGGGTTACCAGATTTTCCTGCAATAGATTCATTACCTCCTACTACAAATGTTGCAGAAATCGATATCACCACACAAGTACAACCAACCGACATTTTACCAACTTCAAATCAACAACCTACTGTGATTTCTACAGCAGATATTAATGTAGTAGATTTCCAACCAGGCCCAACTCCCCCAAAACGAATAGCTTTAGATGTAGGCTTTTCCCATGCAGATGCTATTCAATTAAACATAATCCCAGAATCTAAGTACCCTGACCCAAACATAAATGTGTTTGTTGATCCAAATATTACAGGGGAAGATGTAGGTTATGAAGAAATTGAATTGGCTCCAATAAATAAATATGCTGACTTTGAAATTCAAGAAGAGGCGGGACCGTCTACTAGTACTCCAGCACAAACAGCAAGCTCTTTCATTGGTCAGGGCAAACAATTGTACAATCGATTTGTTCAGCAGGTTCAAACTAGAAACCTAGACTTCCTGTCTAGACCTTCCCGCCTTGTTACATTTGATTTTGAAAATCCCGCCTTTGAGGATGAAGTCACTTTAACGTTTGAGCAAGATGTTAATGAAGTAGCTGCTGCCCCAGATGAAGATTTTAGAGACTTAATATCATTAAGTAGGCCCTTTTATAGTGAGACAGCAGAAGGTGTTAGGGTTAGTAGACTTGGACAAAGAAAAGTTATGCAGACAAGAAGTGGATTAACTGTAGGACCAAAAGTTCATTTTTATTTAGATGTTAGCACTATTACAGAAGCACCACCAATAGAATTAAAATCTTTTGCTGCATTCACTGGAGATGAAAGTATTGTAGATGGCCTAGTAGAAAGCACTTTTATAAATAGTGAAGTATTTGATAAAAATATATTTTCAGAAGAAGCTTTAATAGATACACTAGAAGAATCGTTTCAAAACGCTCATTTAGTAATTTCTACAACTGATACAGTTGGTGAAGCTACTGATATACCAGTACCTACATTTAGTAACTCCCTTAAACCAATTATTGGAGATTTGGCACCTCGTATTGTGGTGGATTATTCTATTACTAGCGACACTATTCAACAACAGTTTATAAAGCCTGCAGTTCCAATCTACTACTCATATGATGACTCCTCAGACTTTTTTTTGGAACCCAGTTTGTTTAGAAAATATAGGAAACGTAAATATGTTGATGTTTAATGTTTTTCAGATGGCTGTTTGGTTACCAAGCACTGGCAAGCTATATTTACCTCCTGCAAGGCCTACACCAAGAGTACTGCATACTGACGAATATGTTAAAACTACTAATGTTTTCTTTTCTGCAAGTACTGATAGACTGTTAACTGTTGGTCACCCTTATTTTCCAATTCATAATTCTGCAGATCCAACTAAAATAGATGTTCCTAAAGTATCAGGTTCGCAATATAGAGTATTTAGATTTCGACTACCAGATCCAAATAAATTTGCTCTAATAGATCCAAAACTTTTTAATCCTGATGAAGAACGTTTGGTTTGGAAGTTAAAAGCAGTAGAATTAGGTAGAGGCGGACCATTAGGTGTAGCTGTAGCAGGACATCCTTATTTCAATAAACTCTATGATGTTGAAAATCCTGCAGAATATCCCCCAGAGCAAGGAAAAGATAACAGAGTTAATATGGCTTCAGAACCAAAACAGAACCAGTTATTCATATTAGGCTGCAAACCAGCAATAGGTGAATATTGGGATAAAGCAAAGCCTTGTGACAATGATGAACAGAAAGGAGCTTGTCCTCCTATAATGCTTGTTAATGCTACTATAGAAGATGGGCAAATGTCAGACACAGGCTTTGGGGCCATAAATTATGACTCTTTATGTGAAGACAGATCTTCATATCCAATGGATATTATTAGTGAAAAAAGTTTATGGCCAGACTTTTTAAAAATGAATAAGCAAATATATGGTGATCATATATTTTTCTTTGGTCAGCGAGAACAGTTATACACCAGACATTATGCTGCAAGAGGTGGTAAAATTGGAGACACAATTCCAGACACTACTCAGGGGGAATATTATTATCCTCCCCAAACTGATGTACCTCAAAATAATATAGGGTCACACGTTTACTTTACTTCAGTTAGTGGTTCTCTAACTTCCACTGAGTCTCAAATATTTAACAGACCATACTTTTTACAAAAAGCACAAGGTTTAAATAATGGTATTTGTTGGGTAAATGATTTGTTTGTAACAATATTAGACAACACCAGAAATACAAACTTTAATATTTCAGTTTATAACAAGCCAGGGAATTTAGATGTTAATACATATAGATACACTGCCTCTGACTTTACACAGTATACAAGACATACCGAGGAATATGAATTTGATTTTGTGTTTCAACTGTGTAAAGTATCTCTGACAGCAGATGTTTTAGCACATTTACACGTTATGAATCCAGAAATATTAGAAGGATGGAATCTAGCTTTTGTACCTCCAGCTCAGACTGGAATAGAGGATGCATACAGATATTTATCATCTTTAGCTACTATGTGTCCTACAGAAGCAGAAAAAACTGAGAAAGAAGATCCATACAAAGGACTAAACTTTTGGAATGTAGATATGTCAGAAAAGTTTACTTCAGAGTTATCTCAGTCTTATTTGGGAAGACGATTTTTATATCAAATGGGTATGTTATCAGGAACAAAAAGAGTTCGAACTGAAGTTACTGTGAATAAACCTAAAAAATCAGTGAAAAGGCGCAAAACTAGAGCTTGAATATTTGTGGTTTTTGCACCTGGAAATATGCTGCTTTAACTTGTCTTATTATATGCTGCTAAAACTTGTTACTTGATTATCTCTGTGCAATCAATAAAATATGGTGCTGTATCAACAATCCTGACTCATGTGGTCTACATTCCTTGCACCTCCACCCGGCAATTAATCTGTTCATATAACTATTTACACAAACACACTGATAGATATCTTCGGAGATACAGCCAACTGGACAAAGTTCAACCTTTTTCGGTACAAAAAGCGCGGGAATACTAAAGTAAGTACCGTTTTCGGTCTTTTTGATAGCCTGAGGTGCCAGCAAGTTCAGACGAAGGCCAACTGACTCAAGTTCTGGCAAAACGTAGCAGTGTAAAGATCTAATCAAATTTGGCTGTCAAAATGCAGTTCAACCGTTTCCGGTCGCATGATACTCTTTTGCTATAATTGTTGGCAACAATCATTGTAAATAACAAGTTAAGACCGGGAACGGTACATATAAATACAGTCAGAAAGTCTGCATTTTAGCCATTTCGATGGCTGATTCATTTCCTCGTAGCCTCGATGAATATTGTAAAAGTTTTAAAGTTTCTTTTTTTGATTTACGATTGTTATGTATTTTTTGTAAATTTCCTACGAGCCTTGAAGACCTTGCTAGCTTTTATAATAAGAGACTTAGCTTAGTTTGGAGAGAAAACAAGGCTCATGCTTGCTGTTCAAAATGTATTAGGCTATCTGCTGCAGTAGAGAGAGAGCAATATTGTTTGTGTATTGTAAATTGTTGTTTTTTAGATGCTCTTGTTGGAAAACCTTTGAGAGATATTTCTATGCGCTGTGTTCATTGTTATGCTTTATTAGATTATGCTGAAAAGTTAGACGCTTGTGCCTCAGACAGAAAGGTGTTTTTAGTTAGAGGATCTTGGAGAACAGAGTGTAGAAATTGTGCTGAGAAAGAATGAGAGGTGAACAGCCTACTGTGCAGCATGTTGAGTTAAACTTACATGAATTAGTTTTACCTGCAAATATATTAGCACCAGAAGAGTCATTGTCGCCTGATGTAGAGTCGGAGGAGGAGCAATTAGATATTTACAGGGTGGACACCTATTGTGGTACTTGTGGAACAGGTGTAAGAATCTTTATTTTAGCTACTGCACCGTCTGTAAGAACCTTCAACCTTCTTTTGCTTGGAGAACTTTGTATTATTTGTACTGGGTGCGTGAGGACCCGCTTTCACCATGGGAGATCATTCTAAAGGTATTGATTGTGTAGACAATATAAGTGCTGATTGGTTTATAGTAGATGAAGCAGATTGTGTGGATGATAACTGTAATACTTTAGATGAATTGTTTGAAGAAAGTACAAATGGGTCTAATATTTCAAATTTAATAGACGATGATGAAGTAGACCAGGGAAATTCCCTGGCATTGCTGAACTCACAATTAACGGAGGAATGCAACAGGACAATTTTAGAGCTAAAACGAAAGTATAATGCCACTCCTGAAAA